TCGTGGGTCCAGTTGCCCTGAGTGTAAGCTCTATTACCCAGGATTTATTCATTCAATTTTTGCCTCACAGGTTCATTGGGCATATCATCCATCTGTTCGTGTGTTTCGTCACGAACGGATAGAGGAGTTCAATACATTTATCGAAACAGAGCTAGGCTATGACACAACCTGTGTCGCCCGTGCAAACGTGTCTCGGGCCGAGGGTGTTGCACATATCGACTTCACTGCTCCAGCCGTCATTGACCTAGTACACCAGTTATACGACGTAGACTATATGGCGTTCGGTTATGAGTAAAAAGAAAAAATCATATCACGGCAACAAGAATCTCAAACCACTTGGCTACACGCACGAGTTTAGTGTAGAGCAAGGACTTGAGATTGAAAAGTGTCGTGAAGATGTGATCTATTTTATTGAAAAGTATGTCAAAATCATTTCGCTTGATCACGGCATGATTGACTTTAAGTTGTATGAGTGCCAAAAGCGAAAGATTCAGATGATGCTTGATGAGCGTATGCTCATTGTTATGGAGCCGCGACAGCAGGGAAAGACAGTAACGTCAGCCGCAGCCATTCTCTGGTATACGTTGTTTAATGAAAAGAAAACTGTCGCCATCCTTGCCCACAAGGGAAGCGGTGCTCGACAAGTTATGGCCATCTACCAGCTAATGTATGAGAATCTCCCCATCTGGCTCCAACAGGGGGTCCGGACGTGGAATAAGGGTGACGTAGAACTTGAAAACGGTACATTGATATTTACAAGTGCTACCACCGCTAGTGGTATCCGTGGTCGATCGGTTAATTGGTTGTATATCGACGAAGCGGCTATTATTCCAAACACCGTTGCTGAAGAATTCTTTGCCTCAACATACCCTGTCGTGTCTGCAGGTAATACGACAAAGATTCTAATCACGTCAACTCCGCTTGGTTATAACCACTTCTGGAAATATTGGAACGAAGCAACAGATGTTGATACTGGCAAGGTGGGAACGAACGGCTTCAAGCGGTTGTTTATTCCATACACCGCCATCCCAGGTAGAACAAAGGCGTGGGCCGACGAACAGCTTAAGAGACTTAAGGAAGTCAAGTTTAATCAGGAAGTATTGTGTCAGTTCCTTGGTTCTTCTAACACCCTGATTAACGGTGTAGCGTTGTCCCACTTGTCCGCTGCCGAACCTCTTCAACGGAAGAATTGTCTCGCAATCTATCACAAGCCTGAGAAGGGCCACACATACACGGTCACGGTAGATACGGCAGAGGGGGTAAATGGAGACGCATGTGCCTTCACTGTAATTGATTCCACTGCAATGCCGTACAAGCTAGTCGCTACGTTTAAGGATCACAACATGCGACCTATCTTCTTCCCAACATATATACATCAAGTAGCAAAGTTGTACAATGATGCATGGGTCTTGGTGGAAACACTAGACGTCGGACGTGTAGTGGCAGACACATTGCACGATGATTTGGAATACGAAAATGTCTTGTATACCAACAGTGAGAACGGCAAGACACAAATTTCTAGTGGTTTTGGTCCGACACAGGTTATTGGATTGAAGCAAAATAAAGCGACTAAACGGATTGGCTGTTCGGCACTGAAGTTATTGGTGGAAGAAGAGAAACTCGTCATTGAAGATGCTGATGCCATTAGCGAGTTGGCAACATTCGTCCAGAAGGGTCCTACGTTTAAGGCGGATGAAGGCTATTATGATGACCTTGCAATGTGCTTGGTTATGTTTGGGTGGCTCACCAACAGTCCTTACTTCAAAGACCTTACAAATGTAGATGTTCGGAAGCAAATGTATGAGGGTCATGAGGCGCTTGTAGAAGAAGAATTAACGCCGATGGCCATTATTGATGATGGTTTAACGGATAGTAACCTTGCAACGATTGATAGTAATGGTGATCTCTGGTTATCAGTTGACGTAGATCCAATTGCGCTCACCGATCCTGAGTCTTATCGCAACTATTACTCATTTGCCCAGTAAGTATAATTCAAAAGAAACATAAATACTTCTGGATTGAGGACGTATAATGAGCAGGACAGATATAGATCAACAACTAAGGAGTCAACATGTCTTTTCAACTTTCGCCAGGCGTTCTTGTTTCCGAGATTGACCTAACGAATGTTATTCCGGCCGTATCCACCTCAATAGGTGCATTCGTCGGTACATTCGCGTGGGGACCAGTTAACGAAATTGTGTTACTGGGTTCTGAACAGGACCTTGTTCAGACATTCGGGAAGCCAACGCCAAATACCGCGACGAGTTTCTTTACAGCAGCAAACTTCCTTGCGTATTCAAATAGCCTGAACGTTGTCCGCGTAACGGGAGTCAATGCCCGCAACGCCGTTGCGTCGGGTACAGCACTTACAATTCAAAATCGTGCCCAGTGGGACCAGAGTTATTCCAATGGTCAGGCCACGGTCGGCACCTTTGCTGCCAAGTTCCCAGGAGACCTTGGTAATTCATTGAGCGTAAGCATTGCCGATAGTGCCACGTTTAGTTCATGGACATATAAGGGTCTGTTCACAGGCGCACCAGGTACATCAGCTTGGGCTGCTGCACGTGGCGGTTCAAATGATGAACTGCACATTGTTATCATTGACAGTCAGGGTTCTTGGACAGGTCAAGCAGGCACAGTTCTTGAAACGTTTGCCTTCCAATCAAAGTCATCAGATGCCCGCTCAGCAGACGGCATCAACATTTTCTACAAGTTTACTATTGCAAATCAGTCGCAATACGTGTGGTGGATGGACTTCCCTGTCGGTATGACGAACTGGGGTACAACGGCAGTAGGAACAACATTTATCAGTTTGAACGCCGTAGAAAATGCAGTTCTTGCAAACGGGGTATCTGATAATTCAATCGACAGCGCCCAGCTTGAGCCAGGGTGGGACTTGTTTGCAAATCCAGAGGCAGTGGACATTTCCTTAGTCATGACTGCCGACGCTTCGTTGACAACAGTCGCTTATGTTATCAACAATGTCGCCCTTACGCGGAGAGATTGTGTCGTGTTCTGTTCTCCACAAGGTACGTCTGTCATTAGTAACCCAGGCGGAGAATTGACTGCTGTAAAGGCAGATAGATCAACGATCAACGTTGATACCAGTTATTCGTTTATGGACAGCGGATGGAAGTATCAGTACGACAAGTACAATGACGTATATCGGTGGACTCCATTGAACGGTGATATTGCAGGCTTGTTCGCACGTACGGACAACTTGAATGATCCATGGTGGAGTGCAGCTGGTTTGAATCGAGGCTTGATCAAGAATGTGACTAAGCTTGCATGGAGTCCAAACAAGGCGCAGCAGGATGAGTTGTACAAAGTTGGCGTCAACTCAGTTATCTCACTTGTTGGTTCGGGTACTGTGTTGTGGGGCGACAAAACGATGCAGTCAAAGCCATCAGCATTTGACAGAATTAATGTTCGGCGCCTCTTCATTGTCTTGGAAAAGGCCATTGCACTAGCTGCAAAGTATGAACTCTTTGAGTTCAATGATGTATTCACCCGGGCACAGTTTAGGTCAGCAGTTGAACCATTCCTTCGGGATGTTCAGGGACGGCGCGGTATCTTTAACTCTATCGTTGTGTGTGATGGAACAAACAACACCCCAGAGATTGTAGACTCTAACCAGTTCGTTGCTGATATCTACATTAAGCCAGCACGTTCTATCAATTACATCCAGTTGAACTTTGTGGCGGTTCGCACAGGGGTCACCTTCGACGAAATTGTTGGAACCTCAAACACCGCTAACTAATCTCCGAGGGGAGTAGACAATATGGATATTACAAACTTCCGCAATAAGTTGGGCGCAGGTGGAGCGCGGCCGAACCAGTTTAGGGTTACCCTCACTTGGCCGGCGGCAGTAGGTGCCACGGCCAGTGATGAATCCGTCCTGGTAAGTGCTGCCTCTATTCCTCCGTCGAACGTTGCAGGCACAATCGTTCAGTATCGTGGTCGCGAAGTGAAGCTTGCCGGTGAGCGCACATTCGATCCATGGACGGTTACTATTTTGAATGCATCAGATATGGGTCTTCGCACAAAGTTTGAGCGTTGGTCAGATTTGATGAACAACCGGGAACAGAATACAGGTATTATTCAGCCATCGCTGTATTTTACCGATCTTACCTGCGAACAGTTGAGCAGAAACGACGATGTGATTCGTACATATATAATTCGTGATGCGTTCCCAACAAATATTGGCGAAATTGCATTGCGTTATGACCAAGATAACGTCATTTCTGAATTCACGGTAACGTTCCTCTACCAGCGGTTTGACGTTGCCCCTGTTTAATCCTAGGCAGGATATAGATCATGCAATTTTTCGGCTACAAGATCACACGTGATACCGTTAACCCTGGGGAGCAGAGTTTCATTGCTCCCCAGGAAGAAGGTGCCGTTGATTCAATTCGAGGTGGCGGTCATTTCGGCACGTACCTCGATATGGATGCGGCGGTAAAGTCTGACGCAGAACTGGTCAAGAAATATCGCGAAGTCTCACTACACGCCGACGTCGATATTGCGATTCAAGATATTGTTGATGAAGCTATTGCCAATCTTGACGACGAAGAACCTGTTCGGATTAACTTAGAGAAGACCGTTTTTAGCGATAGCATTAAAAAGGTTATTGATAAAGAATTTCGGAAGATCTTGGATATCCTTCAATTCAATTTGAAGGCCCAGGATTATTTTCGTCGTTGGTATATTGATGGCAAGATCTTCTTTCACAAAGTCATTGATACCGCTAATCCGGGTGCAGGCATTAAGGACATTCGGTACATTGATCCGCGCAAGATCAAAAAGATCCGCGAGGTCAAGAAGAAGCGCGATGAGAAAACTGGTATTGACATGATTGTGTCAATGAAAGAATATTTTATCTACAATGACCAAGGCATTTGGGCTACACGGGTTACTCCGCACATTTCTTCCCAGTCTGTTCGGATCGAGAAGGATGCGATCGCCTACACGTCCAGCGGTATTGTGGATGTAGATAATAATCTTGTCCTCAGCAATCTTCACAAAGCGATTAAGAATGCCAACCAACTCCGTATGATGGAGAATGCGTTGGTCATCTATCGTCTCGCTCGTGCCCCGGAACGGCGAATCTTTTACGTTGACGTAGGTAACCTGCCAAAGACAAAGGCAGAGCAGTACCTCCGCGATGTAATGAATCGGTACCGGAACAAGATCGTCTATGATTCGGCAACGGGTGAGATTCGAGATGACAAGAAGTTCATGTCAGTCTTGGAAGATATTTGGCTCCCTCGGACTGCGAGTGGACGGACAACGGAAGTCAAGACGCTCCCTGGCGGCGAAAACCTCGGGGAGATTACCGATATTGAATATTTCCAGAAACAACTCTATCTCTCACTCAACGTTCCGTTCTCGAGGTTTAAGGATGAGTCGGGCGGATTGAATTTTGGAAAGGCTAGTGAGATTAGTCGTGACGAATTAAAGTTTGCAAAGTTTGTCAACAAACTGCGCAAGCGGTTTGCCATGTTGTTCATGGACCTGCTCAAGACACAACTATTACTCAAGCGGGTGGTGACGGAGCAGGACTGGATCGACAATCGGGAGCGAATCTTTTTTGACTTCGCCACCGACGCCTACTATGAAGAGACAAAAGAGCAGGAAATGATCCGCTCTCGCCTCGAGATTCTGACCGAGGCAAATAACTTCGTTGGCGTCTACTTTAGTAAAGACTGGGTAATGAAGAACATCCTTCGATTCTCCAAGAAGGAAGTTGATGATATGGAGAAAGAGATGCAGAAGGAAGTCTCGAGTGGTAAGGTGGTTCCAAAGATTTCTGACGTCATGAGTTCGGCCGATATTCCACCAGAAGACGGACCGAACGCGCCGTCATCGAAAAAGTAACCTCCACCAACTAGTCTATATGTTCATCAAACTTACTGAAGGCTTTGCGCAGGATAATTTTAACAATCGGGCAATACGTGCCGACACTGCGTCGAAAGCAGCGCATGTGTTGTCCGTTGCGACGCGAAAGGTGCCGGGGATTCATCAGGACGCTGCCGATGCACACTTCAAAGCATCCCAAATCCATTCCGATGCGGCAGAGATTGCAACCCATCCGGATCAAATTACTAAGCACCAGGACTTGGCAAAACTACACAACATTCATGGCGACCTCCACAACACTGAGCACGTAATGCAGTCGGGTGGCCACAAGGATCGCTTTACTAATAATACCGACGAACACAAACAGGCATTCAAGAATGCCATGAAACTTTCAGACGCAACACTCAAAGGAGAACTCCCCATGGCAGAATCAGCAGAAATCACATCTCTCATCAGTAAGATTGGTCTTGGCGACTATGCAAACGCCTCGGTAGATTTTGATTCGTTGATGGACAATAAACTCGACACCAAGCTCAACGAACGGACCAAGCAGTTGGCTGCCCAGTTGTTCGGCCACTCGGTAGCCGAGCACATGGAGTTTGTCCTCGAAGAAGTTGAAGAGGATGATGAAGTTGCCGCACATCTTCAGACATTGGCCGACGACACACTCGCAAGTCTTGCCGACGAGGATGAGAACGTTGATATTGACGAGTTTGTCGAGTCGTTTAATACTGCCCTCGCCACCCACGGCCTTGAGGAGAAGTATGCCCTTTGGCGTCCACGCGAGAACGGTGCAACCACCAAGGGTGTTGTGAGCCCTCGGATCAAGAAGAAGGTTGCGAAGGAAAAGAACGAGAAGCGGAAGGCTCGGAATGAAGAAGTCGAGCCACTCCAGGAGCTCAAGGCTCGCACACTTCGTCACTACGTCGGTCATGCCGAGAAGCAGATCAAGAATGCAGAGGATGAAGTTCGGAAGGGCAAGGCACAGGGGAAAGGTGAAGTAGTGAAGCACTTTACCGACAGAATCGCCAAGCGCAAGGCTGGTATCAAGACGGTGTTGGGTCGGCAGAAGGACTCGGCTGCCGAACGTGCCGCCAGTGCTAGTGCCAAGGTCAAGGAAGTCGACAAGAAGGCAAAGGCCCTTGACGGTCCAAAGAAGAAGGCGGCACAGTAAGCCATGTCACGTGTGTCTGATGGCATCTTAAAGGTCTTGCGCAAGTCTGGCAACGGGCTCACCCCCACCCAGATGGCGCAGGATCTTGCCACGGAATCATGGCAGCGAAAGTTAGAAGAAAAGAAACTCACGCGGCAGTGGTCTGAGAAGGCAGACGGCAAGAAGGTTCTCGACGTCGCTAAAAGAAAGAGCCTTATCGGCGAGGGTATTACCCGCGAAGTGTCGAAAAAGATGTTTGACGAAATGGGATTAAAACACAAGAACATCAATTTCGACTTGTTTCATAAGGGATTGAATACAGAACGGCTTAAGCCCGGCCCTGCAGGTGTGCCAGTTGCAGATTTAAAGGCAGCGGCAAAGCGCGCTGCCGCAAACCTGTCCGAGAAGCCGGATAAATATTCAGATAACAGTGAAGATGACGTTCAAGAAGCTACCACTGCTGTACCTGAAACGGATAAGCTTGTTGGACGGCATCAGATTGGTCAATCAGTTGTCGTTGTGAAGCATACGGACCACCCAGATCACGTTCATCTTGATTCCATTCGGACGTATGATGAGCATAAGGGGCAGGGTCATGCAGAACATGCGCTTAAAGAGGTTCTTCGACGAGCGGACAAACACGGCAAGCATGTGTCATTAAAAGCAGTCCCACTCGATATGCGAACGAAGAAAGATCGGCTCGAACATTTTTACGCCCGCCATGGGTTCAAGAAAACGCATCCTAATAGCACTCACATGACTCGAGCACCACACGCGGTACAAGAAGAGACTGATATTCGAACAGGAAAAGAAGTCTCACACTACAATATCTACCGTGTCGATGACAAAGGGAACAAGATTCATGTTTCCAAGGCGAAGACTCGGAAAAGTGCCACTCGGGTTGTTGATCGTAGGGATAATGAATACGGAGCCTACGTCCACCGCCACGAGCCTGTGTTTACTGAGTCTGTTGACCTTACGGAAAAGATTCATCCAAAAGAGGACTGGCACAAGAATAAGCCTGAAGAACTATTGGCCCATGTGTACTGGCTTCACAATAAACTGCCGCCGGAAGGCATTAGAGCCCAACACGCTGCATATCAAAGTATTGTGAAGCAGTTGCACACAAAGAACCCGGCACCTAGCAAGAAGGTACTGGACAGTCACATGAATCATTTCGTTAACAAATCAAAAAAAGCCCTCGTGGGAGAAGAGACGATGCCAACGCACACAACACTAGTCGAGGCCTTAAGCGCAGCAATTAAGGCTGATATGCGCGCCGCAAAGGAACGACGGAATGCCCAGTTCAAGGACGTAATGGCGTCGGCCCGTGACGAGTACCTGAAGGCTATTGCGCCGAAGGAGAGAAAGGTCAGTCCTGCGCGCTTGTTGGCAAAGCAGGACATGAAAGCGAAGAGCGAGAGTGTCGAACTCAATGATTTACTCACAGAGCTCAAGAAGTCAACTCTTGCTAATTATATTGGCAAGGCATCGCGAATGGCAACTGCTCATGCAAAGGGTGAGCAGCATCACCACTCAAATGCAAATTGGTATGCGCAAGGTAAGGATTCTGAAAGTAGGCATATGGAGAAGAATCACGATCAAGAAGAGACTAAGCAGCGTAATTTGAAGAACAAGCGTCTTCGTGGTATTTCACGCGCTGCATCAAAACTTGCCAATGAAGAGTTTTCTGCCCGTATTGGCGATATTCTAGAAGCCAAAATTATCCACCATGCAACGGAAGATGGCAATTCACATAGTGCCAAGGTGTATAGTAAGAATGCTGACGGCGAACATCTTGTTAAGCACTTTGAAAACGGTAAGCATCATGAACCGTCAGATTATTTTTCCAATGATAAATCTGATGCACTAAGCACCGCTAATCTATGGGTGAAGAAGGGACGGAAACATGGATAATCTCGTTAAGTGGCTTATCGAACGTCGGCAGAAAATTGTCACCCCACAACCAAAGCCCGTTAACTACGGTGTGTCGCACAAGCCGAATGAATATTACTCCGGCACCGCGACCGACTATAGTGACAAAAAGGTGCCATTTAAGGCCCCTATCCCAGGACCACATAAGGTCACGTTAGGCACCCATGCGGCAAGTCCTGAGCACGCCCACATGGTGCTTCATGCGATTGCCAAGCGGCATGGGTATGGCCTCGGTGGCGTGGAGACGATTAGGAAGGACGTGCCAGATAGGCATCACATTCGCGAAGAGACCGAGTTGTTAGAAGATAACAACTACCGAGAGTTGAGTGACTATGCCCATAAGGCTGGGAAACATGCAAAGCTTGAGTCAATTCGCGCACACATGCTCAATACGCCTGACTCACACCGAAAGGCGATGAATATGCATTCCGAGGCCGTGTTGGGTCACAATAATGCACTGTTGAGTGCTCCTTCACCAATTCGGCGAAAACACCATCTTGAACACATGGAAAAACACGATGCGTGGGCTGAGGATCATGACTTAGCTTCACATACGCATGGTGAATCAACAACGTTTAGTGGCGCACTTGAACTTATGGTAGAGGCAACAGGGAAGACAGGGAAAGCAAAGAAGGGTCCCTCGAAGCGGTTCTGGTATAAGTTGAAGGGAGGCACACCAATTATTCGGAAGCACCCCGTCAATTTGCCAATGCGTGTTGTTCATGCCCACGAGATGCAGGAAGGTGTGTTAACAGAGTTAAAAAAGTCAACACTTGCCTCCTATACTAAAAAGGCATCTCTCAACTTAGCTAGTCACTCATACGCTCGTGGCATGAAAGCTGCACATTCGTCGAAAGACATTCCACTCGATAGTGTCTCGACGCGGCGAGTGAAAGGTATTGTCAATGCTACTAGCAAGCTTACTAAGGAGGACGTGGATCTCCAGGAGCTCACGCGGGAAACGTTGTCTGACTATACACAGAAGGCCCACAAGGACGCTTCGACAACGGCAACAAACTCCTATTCGTCTCACCGTCCAAAGCCACTCCTCCGAGTGTTCAAGCGGGTGAAGGGGATCCAAAATGCAGCCGAAAAATTAAAGGAAGAAACACTAGAGGAAGGGCTGTTTGGTGATAGCGCACTCAAGGCGAGTCAGAAGGCACTAAAGACTGGATCGGCAGAAGATCATCAACAAGCAATGTCTCGGAACGCAGAGAGTGCAGCAAAGCGAGGATTTATTGCAACTGGGGTGAAGGACAAATTACACACGGCCCACACTGCCTCAATTAAGGCCCATAGTTGGACAACTCGTGCAATGAATACCAATCATCCAGCAGATCACAAGACAGCCCGAATTGCACACGACGAAGCGGCAACTGCTCATCGCAATGCAGGTCGAGAGGCCCATGCAAGTGTTCATGATCAGATGTCAGCGCTTCACCGTCGGCAGCTTCAATAAATAGTAGAAACTCACGTAGAGAGATACCATGGCGACAATTCAAGTTTTGAAGCTTACCCCAATTAGTGCTGTGATCAAGGTCTTTGGTGCCGCAGGATCGGCGACCATTGCCCTTGCCACAACGCTCAAGCTGGCAAGTGAAACCATTGGGACGCCGAAGGTGGATATTAATGGTATCCATGCCTCCGTCCTTGGCAACAGTACCATTGTTCGCAACTCGGAAACGTTGTGGACGCTTGGAACATATCCAATTAGTTGGCGGTTTGAAAATTGGTGTGACAACCAAGATGACACGTCCGATATCGTTGTCACGCTAGGCACTGGTGGTGGAACGATTGTGCTTGAATTGACAAAGAAGGACGGCTACGGAGATTACCAGACAACTAACGCGCTACTCTAATGCTACTATTACGCGATCTTACCGAAGATGTTCAATTCGTCACTGAAACGATCAGTGAAGGGAAGGAACGAAGCTACTTTATCGAAGGCCCATTCTTACAAGGTGATATTGCCAACAAGAATCGGCGTCGCTACCCATTTGATATTCTTCAAAATGAAGTGGTCT